CCGAAAAAAATACTGCGCAAGGCTAATGAAAGAAATCTCTGACGCATTGTCAGAGGAGATAGCAGAACGGATGAAGGGTGGTTGATATGGTAGTCGATCTGCTGATTTCTACGTTGGAGAGCCTGGGGTATCCAGTCTACCGGCAAGGTTCCTTCACAGCGGAAGATCCGTATCCGGACCACTTCTTCACGTACTGGAATGTGGAGACAACGGATGGCTCCCATTACGACAATCAGGCTCATTCCTATGTGTGGGATTTTAACGTGTTTTTCTATTCCATCGACCCTGCCAACACATATCGAGTGCTGGACGATGCGATAAATGCATTAAAAGCAAATCGCTTCATCGTGCCGGGGAAAGGCTTTGACGCGGAGACCGATGAGCCGACCCACACTGGCAGGGGTATCAATGTTTTGTTCTTAGAGATCAACTAGGAGGTTTATTATGGCTGAGATTTTTGAGTATCGTGGCGTGGAAGGTCTGGTATACGCCGAAGTCACTGCTGATGATGACGAAAGCTATACCACAGGCACGGTCAAGCAGCTGGCCGGTGTGGCGGAGATCGGTCGGACGACGGAGACCAGCTCCGAGCCCCATTACTATGACAATGTTCCCGCCGTCGTGGTTAGTTCCACTGGTTCTGACGAGGTGACCTGCACTGTCTCCGCAATCCCGCTGGAAGTCCTGGCGGAGATCACCGGTCAGCAGTATGACAGCAATCTGGGTGTCCTCATCGAGGGCGAGCGGGAGACCAAGTATTTTGCCCTGGGTTACAAGGCAAAGAAGACCAACGGCAAGGAAGTCTATGTGTGGCGTTACAAGGGTCAGTTCTCTATTCCCGATTCCACGCATGCGACCGAGGATGACGGCACCGACGCAAACGGCCAGGAAATCACCTACACTGGTATTTCCACCACACACAAATTCACCAAGACCGGTAAGCGGGCAAAGGCCATGAATGTTGACCTGGAAGCGGACAAGGCCAACGTGTCCACCTTCTTCGACACCGTCACCACGCCGGACACCCTGACCGCAAAGTCTACCGGCTGATGCGCGGCTCAAATTACATCAGGAGGATTGCGATATGCAGCTGAATTTGAACATCTATAGAGGACGTGAAGTGGAAAAGGTCTACACCGCAGATGAATATGACATCATGTTCGGCACGGTGGAAGACCTGGTCAATCTCATCGACGTGGACAGCCTGACCGGCGGCAAGACGGACGCCGATTTCGTCGGTGCGGTCGCCGCACTGCTCAAGGGTGGCATCGACTCCGTCCGGTCTCTGCTGAAGGAGATCTTCCCGGACGTGACCGATGAAGAGCTGAAGCGTGTGAAGATGCGTGATGTGGTGAATATTCTGGTCAACGTGCTCAAGTATGGGTTCATCAACATGAAGGGAGCCAGCAGCGCAAAAAACTGAGCGGGGGGGATGATACCCCCCTTTCTCTTTATGCGGTGCTATTTGACATTACCGTGTCCCTGTGCGAGCGTTTCCCGGCCTACACGCCCACGGCAATCAGGCGTTTGCCAGTACGGGAGGTGTTCCTGCTGGTCAAACGCCTGAACGAGCATGGAGCCCGGCAGGCGAAGAAAACGCAGAACACGAAGAAGGGCAGAGTGATCAGACGGCCTGCTGGTGACGATTGGTTTTAAGGTGGTGAAACTGTGGCCGAAGAATTTACTTCCAAATTTAGTGTAGATATTACTGACCTAAAGAAAGGGATGCAGCAGGCCAACCAGCTCATGAAGGTGGCCACGTCGGAATTCAAGGCGGCGACCGGCGGCATGGACCGGTGGGCGGAATCTGCTGATGGCTTGAGCGCCAAGCTCAAGCAGTTGAATGCGACGGAAGACGCCCAAAAAGCGAAGCTGGCGCTGCTGACGGCGGAGTATGACAAAGTCGTTGCTGCCGAGGGCGAGAACTCCAAGGGCGCACAAGACCTGTACATCCGTATCAACAACCTGAAGGGTGAGATTGGGAAGACAGAAGCGCAGATGCGGCATTACTCCGCGCGCCTGGCCGAGGTACAGACTGCGGAAGCGGAAGCGGCGAAATCTGCCCAGAAAGAGGAGAACGCCCTGGAAAGCCTGCAAACTGTCATCGGCGGACAGGAGGCACAGCTGTCCAAGCTCAAGGCGCAGTATGCCCAGGTCGTCCTGGAGCAGGGAGAGACGTCCAAGGAAGCCCGGACGCTGGCAAAAGAGATCGCGTCCCTGTCTCGTGACTTAGCGGACAATCAGTCCAAGCTGAGCGACGCCGAGGGTGCGGCGGATAAGTTCGACCAGAGTCTGAACGATGTGGGCGACGCCGCCGAGGATGCGAGCGGCGGCTTTACCGTCATGAAGGGCGCACTTGCAGAGCTGGTGTCGAACGGGATCAAAGCTGCCGTGGACGCATTCAAGGACCTGGCAACAGCGTCCTCCGAGGCGAACGCCAACTTCCAGGCCCAGACCGGGGCAAGCGCAAAAGAGATGGAGAAGTTCTCTGACTCCATCGAGCGGGTCTACTCCCACAACTTCGGCGAGTCCATGCAGGACGTGGCCGAGGCGATGGCCCAAGTGAAGCAGCAGACCGGCGAGATCGACCCGTCAAAGCTGGAGAAGATGACAGAGAATGGTATTGCCTTGCGGGACACCTTCGGATTCGACCTGAACGAGTCTATGCGGGCAGTCAATATGCTCATGCAGCAGTTCGGCCTCACGTCCGACCAGGCGTTCAACTTGGTGGTCAAGGGCGCCCAGAATGGCCTGGACAAGAACGGTGACCTGCTGGATACCATCAACGAGTATTCCGTGCATTACAAACAGCAGGGCTATACCGCCGATGAGTTCTACAATTCTCTTATCAACGGCTCTGCATCCGGTACTTTCTCCGTCGATAAATTGGGCGACGCGATGAAAGAATTCGGAATCAGAACGAAAGATACGGCTAAAAGTACAGACGAAGGGTTCCAGATACTTGGGCTTAACGCCGACCAGATGCGGAAAGACTTCGCTGCCGGTGGTGATACTGCCCAGGATGCAACCCAGAAAGTCCTAAAGTCTCTGTTTTCCATGGACGATCAGGTCAAACAGAACCAAGCCGGGGTAGACCTGTTCGGCACCATGTGGGAAGACCTTGGAGTCGAAGGCGTCAAGGCACTGATGGACGTCTCCGGCAAAGCTGCTACGACCACTGACGCCATGAAGCAGCTTAACGACGTGAAATACGCCGATGTTGGCAGCTCCATTGCCTCCATCGGCAGGGCGTTGCAGGTTGAATTTCTGCAACCACTGGTCGATCAGGTTACTCCCGCCGTCGCAAACTTCGCGAAAGCGTTTGTAGAGAAAATCTCGGCGGTCAAAGAGATGATTTCTGACGTCGCTGCAAAGCTAAAAGAGTGGAGTCCGCTGATTGCTGGCATCGGCACGGCAATGGCGACCTATTTCGTTGTCGGGAAAATCCAGGCGTTTATCACGGCAATCAAGAGTGGTGCGGCGGCGCTGAAATTGATGAAGGTGGCGCAGCTCGCCCTGAATGCGGTGATGAGCCTGAACCCTATCGGCTTGATTGTTGCGGCGATTGCTGGTGTGGTAGCCGCATTTGTGACTTTGTGGAACAAGTCCGAAGCGTTCCGCAACTTCTGGATAGGGTTGTGGGAGACGGTCAGCAGTGCTTTTTCTGCTGTGTGGAACGGCATTGTGAACTTCTTTACGGTTACCATCCCGGGTGCGTTCAATAGCGCAAAAGAGGCCGTGGGTGGCTTTGTTTCCGGTGTGATCGAGTGGTTCCAGCAACTCCCTGGGCGTATTGGTGAGTTTATTGGTAATGTGCTAACCGGTATCGGTGAGTGGGCGATCAATATGCGCGATAAGGCTGTGGAGACAGGTAAAAACTTCCTAGATGGCATTAGTACATTCTTTCAGAACCTGCCTGAAAATATTGGTTTTGCGCTAGGTTTTGCCATTGGCACGGTTGCCCGCTGGGCGGTCGATATGTGGACCAAGGCGAAGGAAACCGGTAAAAACTTCATCACCAACGTTGTCAATTTTTTCAAACAGCTTCCAGGGAAAATTTATAATTTCTTAAAAAACGCCATTACCAATGTTGCCGCCTGGGCTGGTAACATGAAACAAAAGGCAGTGGAGACCGGGAAGAACTTTCTCACGAACGTGGTCAACTTCTTCAAACAGCTTCCAGGGAAAATTTATAATTTCTTGAAAAACGCCATTAGCAACGTGGCGAGTTGGGCGATCAACATGAAGAACAAGGCCGTGGAAGCCGGACGGAACTTTTTGAACAATGTTGTCAATGGTATTAAGTCATTGCCCAGTAAGGTTATGGGCTTCCTGAAAAATGTCATTTCCAACGTAAAAAGTTGGGCGTCGAATATGGGGAAGAAGGGCAAAGAAGGCGCGAAGAATATGTTTGACGCTGTGGTAAACGGCATCAAGAGCTTGCCTGGGAAACTTCTATCTATCGGCAGCGACATCGTGCGCGGCCTGTGGAACGGTATCAAGG